TTCATGCATATTTCACAACATCACAAATATTTCAATTTTATACTTATATATCTATGCCATAATTCTTCAAACCTAGTAATATCAATGCTTTTATAGGTTTTATATTCAACACTTATCGAACGTATTTTTTAGGAATTATACCAAATCATATAAAATACACTTCAAACCCTTATAAAATAAGCATTTATAGATAACTAACACAGTAAAGTTACGATACATAATATAAATATAAAAAATTTTCATTTTTCTATTGACTATCATAATAAAAAATAGTAATATATTCTTGTAACATACAAATAATATAAATACAACTAACAAAGGAGATGTTTATATGGTTAATTTGAATGAATTTAAAAATTATCTTATATCCTGTTCTAAGTCAGAAAATACTATATCTTCTTATATATCTGATTTAGAACAATACTTTAGTCAATATTCTACTCTATCTAGGGAAAACATATTAAAGTATAAGAATTCTCTTTCTGGTAGAAGTGCATCTACTATTAATAGAAAGCTTACTTCTTTAAAGCAGTATAATGAATATCTTTTATCAACTAAACAAATAGATGGTATTTATGTACTAAAAGAGGATTTTATAAAGCAACAGAGTAAAGGTAATCCAACTGATGTAACAACTAAACAAGTAGAAAAATTTCTTGAAAGAGTATTAACTAAGGATGCTGATTATAAGTCACGCAATATAGCAATTATTTATCTTATAGCTAACACAGGTATAAGACGTTCTGAATGTTGTAATTTACTACTCAAAAACATAGATTTAGATAACAATGAAATGATAGTTATAGGTAAAGGTAACAAAGAAAGAACTGTATTATTAACTGATAAGGTTGTGGAAATATTAAGAAATTATCTTGTAGACAGAAATAAATCTAAATATAAGGATAGTCCATATTTATTTGTATCTGAACGTGGTAATAAATTATGTCCAGAGACTATAAATGATATTTTTGATTACTATAGCACACCTAAAAATAAGATTAGACCACATCAGTTAAGGCATAATTATGCTTCTACTGTTGTAGAAAATAATATACTCACTCTACCTGAACTACAGAATCAATTAGGACATAGTAATATTAATACAACTGGATTATACACTCATGCTAGAAAGGATACTATAAAGAAAAAGATAAATAAATTGTGTATTGGTTATTAATATACCCTCATTTCGCAACTTACGTTGCTCATTCCCTAAAGGGAATTATATAAATATAAATAATATTTTTTCAGGTTGCTTTATAGTATGTTAGAAGTACAATAGTTTAATTTAGCACATAGTATAATAGAGTATATTTGTTTGTACCTGAAAAAATAAGCAACAAAGTATTTTGTTGCTTTAGTATGCTAGATTATTTATACCACCCCCTAAGCTTCGGAAACTACGTTTCCTCGCTTCCCCCTCTAAGGGGGATTAATTATAAATATAATATTGACAAAATTTATCTTTGATGTATAATATAATTAGAGGTGATATTCTTTGATTAGTTATAGAATCACAATATAATATTATATAATATACAAATTCCGATTTTTTAATGTGTAACATGTTTTAAACATAGTATTTGCAATGCTTTCGAGATTTTTAATACTTGCATGACTTTATGCAAAAATAGGCTGAAATTTGCATGAGTTTATGCAACTAACTACATGAATTTATCAAGGGAGGAATGATATGTATAAAAGAGTAACTACTATAGATGAAGATGGTGTAATACTTAATACGAAAGATTTTAAGTATACTATTTTCGATAATGAAAAAGGTTATTTATTCAGAAATCAAGCGTATTACTATAAAGGATTTAAACGTGAAAATAAGTTATCAGATATAGTTACTGATTTTAATGATTTGGGTCGTTTGCTTGTGTTGGCTGAACATACATATGCAGATACAAACATGATTGCTTATTATAAAAATAAAAAATATTATCCTGCTGGAATAAAAGAAATATCAGAAATGATTAAATTGTGCGAAAGAAATACTAAGGATTTTCTAAAAAGAATGATGGATTTGGGAATTATTGCTAAAGCTATAATAAATACAAATGAACAAATTGAAGTTCAATATTATCTCAATCCATTGTATTTTATTTCAAGTAAATATTTAAGTCCAGGATTGTATATGTTGTTCAGAAAACAATTAGACAAAGTTTTACCTGCGTGGGTAATACAAAAATTTAATGAATGTATTAACGCTGCTAAAAAAGGGTAATACTATATAATTGGAGTATATATGATTAAAAATAAAAAATAAAATTTATTGAAAATTTATAAAATATTAATATAAAATTGTTGACAAAATAAAAACTACCTGCTATAATAAAATTAGGAATTAACCTATTCGCTATTTCATAATAGAAAGAAGGCGATATAATTAATACAAATTAATTTAGATAATTTTTATATTTTATTAATATATAATCATTACTCAATAAAAATAATTTGCTTAAAATAAAATGTTTAAGCATACAAATATTTTAAGAAGGGAGTTAATATATTATGGCTAGAGGAAGGAAACATGGTCAGGTTGCGAAGAGAAAAGAATCGCAAAAAGGATATGTCATCATAAACGAAAAACTAAGACTGAGAGTGGAAACTGATTGTTTAACATTGGAAGAATTATTAGGAAATAATAAAAAAACTGGCGAAGATACATACGGTAATTATAAGTATTTCACTTCATGGAATGGTGTATTAGATTATTTAATAAGAAAATTTACTGCTGAAAAAGTTAGTAAACGAGGAATATTAACATTCCAAGAAGCAAGACAGGAAATTTTGAACGGTATTAAAGAAGTGAAACAAATTTTACTTGGTGAAATTGAACAACAAATAAAAAGCGCAAACGATGAGATTAAAAATGCAATTAACAAATTCAATAGATAAAGCATAAATATAATATCGGAGGTTATATTATGAGGATAGATTTATACGGTAAACTTAAAATGAATGATGATGGAGAATACATAATAGACAGAATTAATTTAACTAAAGTATTAGAAAAAATATATTATAGTAAGCGTCCTTTCTTATCTATTACAGTTGAATCGGAAACCAGAACATTGTTTAAATCTAAAGGCGAATTATATTTTGATAAAGATGATTATGGAATTTGGTGTTGGCATGTAAACGGGGAATGTTTAGAATCTGTATTATTTAATCATACAGAAGAAGTAGTGGATATTATCATAGATGTAAACGTAGAAGCGGGGGAAGTAGAAGATGAAATACAAGAATTTATACATACATGAATTAGATAACAATGCTAATGCTATAGTTACAGCTGCTAAAACTCAATATTGTGTAAAGTGCGGTAAAAAACTAAACGAAAACAGTTTAGATAGGTTTTGTGATAGCGAATGTCGCAAAGAATATTATGCTGAAATAAGAAAAGATATTGATTCGTTAGAAATATAATATCAGGAGGAATATTTTGTGCTACTTGCAGTATTAGTATTTACTATTTTAGTTTGTGCTACAAATAGCTTTGTGCTTGGTAGTATATTCTTTATCTTGCTACTGTTGTTGTTTTCATCTGGAACATTTAGTATGTATTTAACATTAATTATATTGTTCTTGTTTTTAGTATATTTATTAAATCATAAATAAAAGAGGATGATGTGTTTGATAAGACTTTATGATATTGTCAAAATAAAAATTCAAGATATAATTAAATCAGATTATGATGTACATATAAATTTAGAAGATGAATACAAGTATATTGTAAGGCAACAAGATACGCATTTATTTAGACAGTTGAGTTTGATTAGGGGTTATGATACAAAAAAAATAAACGAATTGATTCTTGTTGAAGCAAAGTATAATAAAAAACGTAAACCACAGTTAGAATATTTACTAAGACATGGCTTTAAATATAATTCAAAGTATTATGTGCGTTTTGGTAAGTCTGCTTCTCAGGCAAAAGATGGCATAACGGTTTTTATTGATGAAGAATTTTATAACGAAATGATGGAACGCAGCCAACTTGGTGTAGAAATTGATAAATGTGTAGTTTCTAAATATGAAAGTTATCGTTGTCTTATTTTTAGTGCTTGCCAGTTTATAGAAAGCAAATTACCAAACATTGTTTTAGTTGATGAATATAAAAAAATACTTCCGCAACAGTACGTAAGGTATGTAGTAGAAAAAGATAAAGAATATATTGATAAAGATACAGGAGATGTAAAAGTATATAAAAACCAAAAAGTAATAGAAGAAGGTTATCATGATATTAAACTATCGCCGTTTGATGGATTTGGGGTACATACAAAAGAAATGAGCGAACTATTTAATAGTGCAGTAGGAATGAAACATTATACCCCAATTGCTTATCAAGTGAGACTTCCGTTTTTAAAAGGAATAAGTATAGAAGCACCAATAAAAGAAATATATCGAGATTTAGGTATTACCGAAATAAAAGATGTATTCGGCGTAGTACATAAAGTAGAAGATATTGACTGTATTTGGAATGTGTCTATGTGGAAAGCTTATGATATTTTTAAAAATAAATTTGGAAACAACGCATGGAATGAATATATAAATAGACTTAATCGGTATGGTTACAAATTAGGCATTAGTAAATATAGTCATCATAAAAGTGATATAAATTTATATAATAAATTTAATTACCAATACCTTCAATGTTTAGATTTATGGAATAATAAATATATTCAACATTTTAAAAATAGAGAGAACAAATATGATGTACTTGATGAAAGCAATTGGGGCAAAATTATCAACATTGCAAAATACTCTACTGACTTATTAGAAAAAATAATTAAGGGCAACAAGTTTTATACATTAAAATTTTTAGGTATTTATGATAGCAATGTTGATTCTGTAAACAGCAAATATGTAGAAGCGATATTAATTAATGACCAGATGCTTAAAGACCCTTGTATAAAAAATATGCTTAGACGTAAATTAAACAAAACAATTACTCAAATGAAATATGGGAAAATCTATGTTGAAGGATTTTATCATATTGTAGTTGGAGATATTATAGGTTATCTTGAATATAGTGCTGGTTTAGATGTTAAAGGATGTTTAGGTGCAGGAGAGTTTTATTGTAACACTATACCATTTGGAGAGTGTTTATCTTTTAGAAGTCCATTGGTAGATCCTTCAGAAGTAAATAGAGTTAAAATTGTAAATAATGATATTACTAAAAAATATTTTGAATATTTTAAAGACCAAGATGTGTGCATGATAAATATGTATGATTTGTCTATGCCGCAACAAGGCGGTATGGACGAAGATGGAGATTCAGTATTTTTATGCTATAACCCTATAATAGTTAATTCTAAAATTGATAAACCTATTGTTGTAGATATAGATGATAAAAAATCTGTAAAAGAAGTTGATTATAATCAAGATAATATAGTGGAATATGAATGTAACAGCAGAGATAATCGTATTGGTGAAATTACAAATATTGCAACTTCTATCTTAAATCAATATACAGAAGATAAAACTTGGCAAAAAATAAATTCAGATAATGTATCTTTATTAAGACTATATCAAGGGAAAGAAATTGACTATGTCAAAACTGGATTTCGTTGGGTTATTAATAGAAGTTTAAGAAAATATTTAAAGAAATTACCGTATTTTTTACTTTATAATTATCCACAAAAACTTAATGTCTATAATAGAATAAAAATGATTAATAAAGAAAACGATGTGGAAAATAGAATACCATATAATGCTTATAAGTCCCCTTCCCCACTTAATGAATTGTGTGAGTATATATGTCAGTGGGAAAAACATAATATAATTTGGGATAGGAAAGTTACTAATACTGGACACTTATTAATAAATAATAATTATGACTTATCAAACAAGCATATAATTAAAAAGATAAAATCAATATATAATGAATTTAAAAATGACTTTAAAATAGCATTAAGTAAAGAAAATTCCGAAGATTGTATAGATGTGATTTTTGAGCACTACAAGAAAAAGTTAATGGAAATTACTTTGGATATTGAACATTTAGCTAATTATTGTATAAAAGTTGCATATTCATCAATAAGTCAAGATAAAGTTTTGTGCTGGTATTGTTTTGGAGATATAATGCTGAAAAATTTGAGAAATAATTCTAATAATTACAAACAGTATAAAATCATAGAAGTTGACCAAAAAGAAAACGATACATATGAGTTTTTAGGTAAATATTATAAATTAATAGAAATTAACTTGTGAGGTGGTTAATTGTTTTTAAATGAAATTTTAGATGAATATAGAGATTCTGATGAAGTAAGAAAAAAAGAAATATTAAATAACTTTCTTGAACTTTTATGGAAAAGCAAATGTAAATATAAAAAATATAGAAAGTATTCAACATACAAAGTTAATGAAAAAGCTCTCAATTATAGAGAAGATTTAATTAATCTGTTTAATAAGTTTAACAAATTGGAATATACTGTTTGTAAAAGTTATTATAATAAAAAATTAGATTTTATAGATTATATAAGAATACATATTAATAATATATATGGCTATTTATTTGATGAAGATGTGTATTATGCAAAAGAATATTATAATTTGCTATTCACTCCTAAAAAAGAGTATTTTAAAACTATAAATTTAATTAAAAACAATCGTGATTTTGATATTAATGATGTAAAAAATAATATAGAAAATGCCATTAAAAAAGCAGAAGAAATTAAGCAAAAAAGCATTAATAAAAAAATAAAAATGAAATGGAGTGATTATAAAAAATTAGTTAATTCCTTTATTGAGAAAATATTTAATAATTATATGACTATAGAAGAGTATGAAGAAAAATATGGATGGGATATCAGAATTAATATTGACGGATGGAGTGAAGATAACTATATAATTAAATATTTTTGTAAGAGTTTGACAGGATATTTTAGAAATTATATAAGAGAATTTCGGGGGTTTAAGTATAATGATAAAATAATACATTGTATACAATGTGGTATACCAATAAAGCAAACATCAAACCGTAGGCAATATTGCAGTAGTTGTTGGAAGAAACGACATCAAGAGTTAAAAAATAAATGGAAACGTGAAAAATGGAATAAAGGAAGAAGTTTAGAAAATCCTGCAAACCTGCATGAAATACAGTAAAATCAACAACTTTAGAGATTTTTTCAATTTTTATTTATCAGAATAGGAAGAACAAATTATTAATATAATATTTGGTTAAACCACAACTGTAAAATGTGGGGCTAACAAAGTATAGGGTATGTCCTGTCGAGATGATAGTACCTCTACCCTACCCTATTTCATGCGAAAGGAGTATATCTTTGGTTAAAATAAGCAAAGAACTTTTTAAGGAATTGCAAAAACTTGGCTATATTAAATTTAGCAAGTATAGCAAGAATTATAGTAAGTCAAAACGTTATAGATATATAGAAGATTCTGTATTAACAGAATATAAGAAATATCTCGGCTGATGTCGGCAGTTAAACAAAATCTTCCGAAAGGAATGTGTTTATGCAACATGAAAAAGTGTTTATAGATACAAATGTACTTCTATCCCCTAATTTTGATTTTAGTAAATA